TTTGAAGAATCGCAAATGATTATTACAACGGACTTCAAGGAATCGTTGATATGAGAGATAACAAGAACTTACGAACACTTTATGAAAGTGCTCAGATCACAATAGATGACTACACGGCGGCATTGTGGTTCCAAACGGTATACGATGATGCTATCAATCCGGATGAAACTCTACGGCTACAATCGCTTGAAAAACTTGGAGAGTTCCGCGCCAACGTCGGAAAAGATTTTTATAATCTCATGGTTGGCGTTCTCGGTCTCCGGTGCAGTTATTCAGCAATAGGCCGAGTATTACAGAAATCGCATCACACTGCACGGAAGCGTTTCCGTAAAGCTTTGTGGATTTTTTCAAAGATTTATAGTATCGATTCTAGCCGTTCCAACTCTACAAACTATATTAACCATGGCGAAGAAAAACATTATGAGAGTTGAAAACGATGAGTTGCTTGCGGAACTTGAGAAGTCCCGCAAGCAAAATCGCATGACAAATCGTCTTGCTATATTGTTTATGAATTTAGTTGAAAACTATAGCCGTTCAATAGCGTGGCGACAATTTCATGCAGTTGAAGAATGCCGCAGCGATGCAATCATGGTGTTATGTAGCGCTTGGAAATCATTTGATCCGACCGTTGGAACTAACGCTTTTGCATATTTTAGCAGCGTAACTTTGAATGCATTCAAAAAGCGCGCGGCACAGGAATTCAAACAGTCAGAGTTAGTGTCAACACTCACTGACATTGCGATGATTGACAAATACGAGTTTAATGATCCGTTCGATAGTGAATAACATCAATGCCACAACGTCCACCGACACTACATGCATCACGTTCTGTTGACCGTCACAATCAGTATGACAAGTGGCGAGGATCATCAACAGAACGTGGTTATGATTATAAGTGGCAACGTGTACGTAAACTCAAACTATCATTGCAACCAATATGTGAACTATGTGATGCAAATGATATTGTAACAACAGCATCAATAGTGCATCACATTAAACACGTTGATACTAATCCTGAGTTACGATTAACAATGTCAAATCTGACATCAGTTTGTCCATCATGTCATCAACAACTACATACTAACGACGATAAGTTGCAGTCATAGTCTACAAGTATGGGGCACCCCCAAAAAGTCTAGGCTAAGTCTACATCGACCGCACGGTCCCTCTTTTTATGCATCCACATAATTTTTAGTTTTGAGATTTACCATTATGGCACGGCCAAGACTCCCTGACGAACTGCATGTAATCACCGGAGCATGGGATAAAAACCCAAATCGCCGCAGAATAGGCACACCGAAATCAGAAAATCTTTTCGGTAATCCACCAAAATATTTTGCAGCGGATGAAAAGAAATGTTGGAAAGAAATTCTAGAAAACGCTTTACCGGGAGTGTTGACGGGTGCCGATCGCTGGATTGCAGAAACAGCTTGCGTCATTATGGCGAAAATGCGCAGACGTGAGAATATGCACGGAAACGAAATGTCGCTATTAGTCACGTGTTTATCTAAACTCGGTATGACGCCCGTCGATCGCACGAGACTATCTGCAACACCAGACAAAAAAGATTCCGATAATCCTTACGCCGAATTTGTGAACTGATGCCGCAAAAAAACTATGCAGCAATAGCAGAACAATATTGCCGTGATATTGTATCCGGTAAAATCTATGCGTCAAAATGGACCACCCTTAGCTGCCAACGTCATTTAGACGATCTTCAGAGACAATCGACACCGGGTTTCCCATACAAATTTTCTGAAGCCGTGTTGAATAAATTCTGTCGATTTTGTGAGACGTTCCATATCTTTGAGGGTCCGTTAACCGGACAGAATATTGAGTTGATGCCTTGGCAGTGCTTTGTGTTCTCGGTTCTCGGATGGCTATGCGACGGTGGCGACAGGGACGGCAAGAGACGGTTTCGCCGCATGTTGCTTGAGATACCCCGTGGTAACTCCAAGAGCACCATGGGGGCGCTCCTGAGCCTTTGGATGCTGGCATGTGATGGTGAGGGCGGGGCGCAGTGTGTGGCCGCAGGGACTAGCCGAGATGTTGCAAAAATCAGTTGGTTAGCTGCTGCTGAAATGGCGCGTCGTGAGCCAAAATTTATGAAGGCTCTAGGCGTTGAGATTCTTGCACACTCGATAATTCAACGCAAAACAGCATCACGTTTCAATCCAATATCAGCAGACGCTAAAACATCAGACGGTAAAAATTTGCATTTCTGTTTGTTTGATGAGTGCTGGGCATTCCCGACACGAACGCTCTATGAAAGTTTGGAGACGGGAACTGCGAAACGTGATAACTCGTTAATGTGTGTAGTTGGTACCGCAGGATTCAACACAGCATCATTAGCGTATGAACTCCGAACGTATATTACAAAAATCCTTCAAAAACAACATATAGACGAATCGACATGGGGTATTATCTATTGTGCTCCTGACAGTGAAGAAAAGAATTTTGCAGATGAACGTGTCTGGAAAGCGGCTAATCCAGGTTTCGGTCGAATGGTTATGCCGGAAGTTATTTCACAGCTTGCCGAGAAAGCGAAAGTTACACCGTCTGCGGTTAATTCGTTTTTAGTCAAACATCTGTGCATATGGTGTAACGCTGATAGCGCTTGGATGGATATGCCTAAATGGAATCAGATGCATGATCCGAATCTAACAATAGAGCAATTCAAAGGCCAACAATGTTATATCGGATTAGATTTAGCTACGCGGTCCGATATTGCTGCCAAAATCAAAATATTCTCGCGGATGATCGATGGTAAACTACATTATTATATTTTCCCAACAGCTTATCTACCAGAACTAGCTGTTCAAACGTCTGGTAATAGTCAGTACAAAGGTTGGGAGCGGCAGAACTTACTAACGGTTACACCTGGTGAAGTCACAGATTTTGCAGAGATTGAAAGCGATCTGATCCAGGATTCTAAAGATTTTCAGGTGCTAAACGTTGGGTATGATCCGTGGCACGCTCAACAACTTGCGCAACGGATGATAGCTGAAAATATCAAAATGGTTGAAGTTCCGATGAACGTTCGTAGTTTGTCAGAACCTATGAAAGCTATTCTTTCACTGACGTTGCAAGGAAGGTTGCATCACAATAATCCGATTCTCGACTGGTGTATGTCAAACGTCGGTTTTGTTGAAGATCGTAACGCAAACTGGTTTCCTAGAAAATCGGTGCCATCGAATAAGATCGATCTTGCAGTTGCAACGATTATAGCAATGGCACTTGCGATTGAATATGGATTTGCAGAAAAACCAAAACCAAGAATATTCTCGTTTTAATACGGGGTTCCAACACCTAAGACTATATCTGATATAAGCAGAATCGATATGAGCCGTAAATCTCGTCGTGCACAATTACGCGCAAGTTCATCAAAACCAAGCGCTGGTGTAATCACTCAAAAGGCTGGCTCCGGTTGGTCTAGCGATCCTGCGACCGGACGTTTCTTCGGACCGTCGTTGTCATCGTCTGGTGTAGCTGTTACACCATTTACTGCGCTGGCCGTTCCTGCCATCTATTGCGCGTCTCGTGTCATATCAGAAGACATCGCGAGGATGGCGCTAAACGTTGAGCGCAAAACCAGCACTAATTGTTTTGAAACTATTGCGCATCCGTTGAATCAGTTGTTTAAGCGTTGGAACGCATGGCAAGGTAAGTATGATGCTATTAGCTTTCTAGCATCATCGTATGCACTACGCGGTAATGCATATTGTGTAGTTATTCGCAACAACGACGGAACGCCAGCTTATCTAGTTCCGATCTCTCCGGATAGTTGCAGCGTGTGTCTGATGGCTGATGGCCGCGTATTTTATATGATCTCGCATCCGTTGCTCCAAGAATCGGCAGGTATCCCGGTCCGACAAGAGGATATGCTGCATATCAAAAACATCAGTTTCAACGGTTATGTCGGTATCAGTCCGATTGCACTACTCGCAGAATCAGTAGGACTATCAATAGCGTTGCAACAAACAGCGGCACGTGTATTTTCAAACGTTGCAAATATCGCTGGCATCATCGAGTATCCAGAATCTGTTGATGTATCAACAATGTCACAACTCGCAGACATGTGGCGCCAATCTTACGGCGGAGTAACTAACGCTGGTAAAACTGCGATTATTGATAGCGGTGGAAAGTTCTCTAAAATTGCAATGACTAACGAAGAGTCACAGTTTCTTGAATCAAGACAATTTGCACTAACGGACATCGCACGTATTTTCCGAGTGCCACCGCACAAACTAATGATGATCGAATCTGGCGCTGGTGAATCTGCCGCTGGTAAAATGATCGAAGTGCAGCACCGTCAGTACATTGATGAGACATTGAGACCGTTTACCGAACGATTTGAAGAAGAAGCTGAATACAAACTGTTGATGCTAGACGAACGGCAAACAACTCGTATCAGATTTGATTATGATACGCTGACTAAAGGCACTGAAATGGATCGTGCTGAGATTTATCAAAGCGCTTTGAACAATGGGTGGTACAGTCGAAATGAAGTCCGTGCACGGGAACAGTTAGCGCCAATTCCTGGCGGCGATGAATACAGAGTATCGGTGCAAACTCTTCCAAACGATAAACCAAAGAACAACAGTGACACTAATGACAGTGACGAAGACGTATAGCGCAACAGAATACAAGAGCCTCGCGCCGGATGTTCAGAAAACAGCGATCGTGCGCAAGGATTTTGCATCAACGGTTGTTTCAACAGACGAAGATCGATCATTACTGTTTGTGATCTCAACAAACGCTGTTGATAGATCGTTAGATACTATCGATCAATCCGGTTGGGAACTCACTGATTATCTGTTAAATCCTGTTGTGCTGTGGGTACACAATCTCGAATCAGTCCCCGTTGGACGTGTTACTAAAATCGGTATCGAAGACAAAAAACTCAAAGCCGTGGTGCAATTTGCACCGTCTGATAATCCTGCTGTCGGATCGTTAGCAGAAGGTTTGTATCAGCATTATAAAACAGGGTTTCTCAGTGCAACGTCGGTAGGTTTCAACATTATTGAATCAAGCGTATCTGATAGATGGAACGGCGCAGAACCTGGGTTGAACATTACTAAACAGACTCTTGTAGAACTGTCACTTGTAACTGTTCCTGCAAATCCACAGGCACTTATTGAAAGAACATCAAACGAAATTCCGGAGTCAACTATGACTCCAGATGACGCAACAAAATCATTGAAAAACAATAACAATGCTATGTTGCGTGCACGGCGCTCTAGGCGGTCGTCGGCATTATCTCTCTAACCGCCATTAGCGCATTCCGCGCAACATGACTTGGCTAACTTTTTTCAACAACTTATTAAAAACAGGATTATATTAACAATGAGCAGAATTTTTGAACTGAAAAACAAGCGCACCAAGCTTGTTGATGAATTTAAGGCGATCGTAGCTAAGGATGCTGATCGTCCGGATGATGAGAATACACCAGACGAAGAAACCGATCGTCTAACGGCAATCGAAGGCACCATCGCGAAACTCGACGCGAAGATCGCTGCACTGACCAAGTCCGAGTCTCTCGACAACGGCGAACAGGTTCTCAAGTCAGAGTCCGTAGAGGATGACGATCACGATGAAAAGAGCCTCACTGGACTGGTTACAAAGCAGTTTGGTTATGGGCGCCCGACCGTTGCCGCACAGCCTGCGGTGAAGCTGGAGAAGGGTCTACAGGCTGCTAGATTTGTTATTGGCAAGGCTCTTGCTCGCACTATGGGTGATCGCGGCGCTGCTGATATGATCTCAAAGCGCTTCAATGACGACATGGTTGCAAAGTCTCTGCTAAGCGTTAGCGCATCTGGCTCAAACGTTATTCCAACCTACTTTAGCACAGATATTATCGAACTGCTGCGCCCCCAGGTTGTTGTACGTAATATCGGCACGCTAGTTGTCCAAACGGACGGCGGAAATTTGACTATTCCGAGTCTAACTGGTGCCGCAACGGCTCAGTGGCAGACTGAGAATGCCGACATCGGAGCATCGGTTGAGACGTTCTCTGACGTCGTTCTGAGCAACCATAAACTAACTGCGTTGGTCCCGGTTTCAAACGATCTTATCCGTCGTTCTCCTGTTGGCATCGATAGCATCGTGAGAGAAGATTTGCTCGCTGTTATCGCACGTGCAGAAGACCTTGCGTTCCTAGTCGGTGCGACTGGTGGCGCTAATCCTGTTGGTATCAAAAATATCAGCGGAATCCAGAGTTTCTACGTTGCAACTTCTGGTGCCGCAGGCTCGCTCGGTACTGCTGCTACGTCAAATCTATCTGACGTAACTTACGCAGTAAATGCTGCTATTACGAAGCTACAAATGGCTAACAGTAGGCTCCGTAACCCTTGCTGGATTATGTCTCCGATGGTGAAGAACTTCCTTTCCACGCAACGCGATGCAGTTGGTGGGTTCTTCGTATATGAACAGGAACTCGCGAAGAATACTCTAGCTGGTTATCCTGTTTTTACGACCTCGGTGCTTCCATCAAATCTTGCTGCGTATGGTGCGGCTGGAGCGGCTGGTAACGGTCGCGGACAGGACATTTTCTTCCTAGACGCCGCTGATTTGGTGATCGGGGATACAATGCAAATACAACTAGACGTTTCTGATACTGCTTCTTACATCAACGGCTCAACTCTAACCAGCGCGTTCTCGACTGACGTTACGCTATTCCGCGTCATTCGCGAAACTGATCTCGGTTGTCGTCATCCAGTGTCAATCGTCAATATCAAGTGCGATTCATGGTGCCTATACTAAGCTATTGATATTGTTATCATTTCCGATGATAGAGAAACAAATAACTCTCTATCATCGGAGCGTGATA